AGATGCTGTTTGATACGGTCCTTACTCTGAACAAGGAAATCCGCCACGCCACCAACAAGCAGCTGTGCAATGGTCAGTCCCATGGATGCCGCTGACCCCGCAATCTGTCCAAGGGAATAAGCCATCTGTTTGACAAACCTGTCAGCTGATGCAAGCACTGCAGGATCCGACCAGATGCCCTTCCATACTTTCTTTATCGTATCAAGGTCTTTTCTCAGGTCCTTCAGGCGTTGTTTGTAGTCGCCCAGCCCATCAAAGAACCCCTTCTTAAAAATCTTTGCGAGCTCCTTCAACTTTTCGAGTAGTTTGCTGAGTGCGCTTTCGGTTTCCTTTGCGGCTTCCGGAGCCGTAGACGGAACAGGAGCGTCTTCCTCCTCTTCCTCTTCGTCCTCTTTGTCGATTTCCCATCGCCTGATTTCATCCAGTCCAGACAGATATTTTTTCTGTTCTTTGTTCTGCTTCTTTTTCTCCTCCGCTTCCTTGGCCTCTGCGTCAGCCAGTGCGTCCGTCAGATCTGCGGCCTGTCCAGTGGTCTTGAGCGCCGGGCTTGCGTTTGCGTCCACGCCGGTGATCATTTCGGTCAGCTGTCGGAAAGCGTTCGCCGCCTTCTGGAGCCCCGCAACGATCTTTTCAAGCACACTGAGAAAAGGAGTGATGATATTCTGGACACCCATACCGAGTGTTTCCATCATGTCTCCAAAGTTATTCTTGAGCTGTTGGATTTTGCCGGCAGGAGTGTTAGCCAGGGCCTCATTCATATTGCCCACGTTGTTTGTGATGACCTGGGCAAGCGTTGCGGCCTTCTGCTGTTCAGTGCCGTACTTCAGAATCTTTTCTTCCGACTTGGAAAAGCTGATGCCGACACGGGTCAGTGCGCTTGTCTGCCCCTGCATAACCTTACCCATCAAATTGCCGATGTTCGCCATGGCGGAAGCTGAGACGTTCACCCCATTCTGCTGGACAGCCAGATTGTTCATTGCAGGGATCAGGGTTTTGAGCGCATCGCTTGTCCGAAGGAAGGTCGCTAATTGCTGAGCACCGGACATCTGGACTTCATCGCCGACGACACCCAGTTTCTGCTGTTCGGCGGTCAGGTCTTTGACGGACTGAATCATGTCCTCTGTTGCGCCCATTCTCTGGCGCATGATGGTTTCCAACTTGCGTTCCATTTCCTCCTGGACTTCTGCAGCAGACATTGCCTGTTTCGCAAAGTTGACAATCTCTTTCACAGCAAAAACAGCGGCGATGGTTTTTCCAACTGTCTTGAGCGTGTTTGACAGTTTCTGCATTTTCTTCCCGGCATCGTCCGTCCCTTTGCCGAACTTCTCCATTCCTTTGTCCATGCCGGAAGTATCCATCTGTGTATTGATGATCACACTGCCGTCAGCTTTTCCGTTCTGTTTAGCCATTTTCCGTATTCACCTCCTTCCGCTTATCCATGCTTGCAAACCACGCTTTCATGGCGTCATCCTGGGCTTTCTCCTCTTCCGTCAGAGGTTTTCGAATATCTACAAGCTTTTTGTTTTCCCTGTAGAATTCCTGTTCGTACTTCTCGAGCTTTTTATGCTTTGCTTTTTTTGATCGGATATTGACCACCTGCGAAAACAGGCTTTCCCCGATTTCCATGTAATATGAAAAAAAAGTCCACCAGTGCAAATATTGCAACTGGCGGACTTCTGTATGTGCGACCTTATTTATGGCGGAAACAATCATTGTTGCGTCCTGCTCCCAGTCAACAAGCTGTGGCTTCTGCTTTCCGTCATCTTCCACGCCGCAATCGATAAATTCGATTGCCTTTTCTATGGCCTCCTGCAGATCACCCTGTGGAATTGTGCGCCACTGTGGATACATGATTTTAAGAAGAACCACGGCTTTTGTCTGACTGTCTAGGTCTGGATCTCTTTGTGAGGCAAGCACGTCAAGTATAGCCCGGAAGTCTGTTCTGATATCATACTCCTTGCCGCCGACCTCAACAGTCGTTGGAAGGCTGTACCCGTTCAAGTTATCACCCCTCGTATTTTTTCGTGTAGCTGTCGGCCCGTTTTGCCATCGCTTCCTGACGATCTTTCACCGCAGGTCCGACAATCTCCATGATCTTGTCCACGATGATTTCCACGAACAGTCTGCCGTCCGGCAAAACCGTCAGGGCGGACACCTCCCCGAAGATATCCTTACTGGAATCGTATCCAAGAACATAGGAAATCTTATCCTCAATGTCCTTCTGGAGCTGAGTCACAAGATCCTTGTCGAATGACTCAGCCTTTATACCCTGGAAGAAATCTGCTGACTCAATCGCTCTTTCACCGGTTCTCAGATCTGTTGGATTGATGCGGAACTTACTGAAGACATGTCCGTCAAGATCTGTAAACGTAGCTGTAATTACACCACTGTCAATAACTGTATTTGTGCTTGCCATCAAATCACCTCTTATGTGGAAATTTTATTTGTCGTCGGATCCCATGTTACCGATACACGGTTACCGAGCTTATGGATCGTGAACGGAATCTGGACACCGGAAGTATCACCGCCGACGCTTGTCGGGACAACAGCGACATCCTCTTTGTAAGCCCATACAACAGTAGGCGTACCGCCTGCAGTCGCCGGGGCGGTCAGGAGCACGTCAACCATAGTGGTCTTGCAATCATCGCCGGTCTTTCGTCCATTGGCGATCTCGAACAGCTTTGTGCTGAGCTCATCGCTGTAGTCTGCGTAAAAGGGTTCTACATCAGCGGAAACATCATAGCCGTTATGCCGGAAGGAAGTTTCGCCCAGGATGTTTTTGGAAGTTTCAATATCGGGGGACAGATCCTCGTTATATTCCTCAAGGTCTTTACCCAGTCGCACATAGTTCGGTGTCGATCCACCAAAGGAAGCATCGATAAAATGCGCAAGATATTTTCTTTCAATCATGTTGGTTCACTCCTTTACCATAATTGAAACTCGTTTGTATAGTTGATTGTCACGGGCAAGAGCCAGTCCTGCGTGCCGTCCTGATTGGGCTGAGCGCCATATGGGTTCTGCCTTGTGACTCTGGTTATTTTTCTGTTTTCAGACAATGCCGGATATTCGGGCGGATCGTATGCTGTCGGTTCCATGCACAGCCACTTCCCGAGCCCATCCAGAAAGGTGTATGCCTTATCCTTTGCAGTGTTGGCGGACATCCGCACAACAACAAAAAATGGAAACTGGCACTCTTGTCGGACATAATCCGTTATGCTCCTACGCTCTGTCAGTACCAGTGCCCCGTTATCCGCTGAAAAGGTCATGCCGTATTCCGTCAGGTCTTCGAATGGGATTGTGTCGGAAAGCCCGGGGTAAGCATTCAGAAGTGTTTCCGCAGCTTCCTTCAGAATATCGGTCCCGGACACATCCTGTCCGATTGGTCTGTTATCGTCAGCCACGTTTACCACCTCCTGCTTCACGCTTCGCTAATGCGATCCAGTTCTTCATGTGCGCTTTCTTTGCTGGCTCAAACCACTTCGCCTGTACCGCCGGATGGAATGTTGTCGTGTACTTCAGGTTTTCCTGAGCCATGGTCTTTCCGCCGTATTGACTGACAAGTACCTTCTTCTCACCAAAGTGAGCGAATGGACTGCCTGACTCCTCGCCCACCATGGTCTTGCCCTCGTATAGAAAACGCCCATACGGGGGAGCCGCCGCATACACAATGCCGGTTCCCGCTGTACTTTGCGACATTCCACGGGTCATATTTACAAAGGTTCCCGTTACCATCGGCATGTATTTGACCATGTCCGTCATTACAGCGCTATCAAGCGCATATTGTGCCCTTTGGAAATTCCCTTCGAAGCGGTCAAGATTGATGCGCATGTCGATGTCGTAATCAGGGCCTTTGTGATGCCAGTGATAATCCGTCTGCTTGAGCATTTTCATTTCCCGGTCACCTCCAAATGAGGAATGACGGAAAAGAAAGAGCATCCGGTCACAGCAAACACGAAGTCCTCATTCTTGTTCATGTAGTCGTAGAAAGACATCATTCCGTAGTTGTCATCCGATATTGGTTCAGTACCGTTCCATTCACCTGCCCAGAAAAAGTCGTGCTTCTGACCGGGTGTGAAGGTAAAAGCAGTAGACGGATCCTCGAGGGCTTGCCACTCTTTAGGCGGAAGGTACGGTTTTTCAGCGGGCAAGTGGACATTCAGCACGCAATTATCTGCAGAGCTCTCCCCGTACTGTTCAATCACCGCTGACCGGCTCATATTCAAATTGACGCCCTTCAGTACCGTTGGATACCAAAGAGCGCCTTTGCGATTGAATACGGTTATGTTGTCTCTGTACATACGGGATACCTCCCTCCGTACATAAGGTTGACTCCGTTCGAGTCCTCAATGCCGGAAAGATATGTCCGGATAATATCCAGGATCATCTTTTTCTGCTCGGTCAGGTCAGCCACGGCCTTGTCAACAGCTGTCGAATTGGATCCTGTGGCTGAGCCGTAACTGATTGACTCATTTCCTGCTGACATAGAGCTGATGGATTTACCACGCAGGCCATTCTCCGTCACTTCATATCCACGGACGGACTGCGCGGCATCCTCGGCTGTCTGGATCTGCCAGAGAGCATTGACGATCTCGCAGTGACAGAGGGCAACAATCTCGGCATCACCCGGGTCTGTTGGATAGTGGCTTTTCAGCTTTTTGACTCCATCAATAGTAGTTGTATAAGCATCCATCAGGCGGTCAGCTTTGATAGCCAACCGCCTGTAGTCAACTTCTTTCAGACCGCCATCACCGTAAAACTGAACATAGGTTGTGTAATCGCCATACATTAAGGCTCACCACCTTCGGGGTCGGGAGTAGCACTTTCTTTTGTTACTGTTACTGTGTACACAGTCGGATTCTTGCCGGTTTCCGTAACAGTAATTTCCACAACATTCTCACCTGTTTCCCATGTAGCAGTGGATGCGTTTGTGAATTCTTCTTCATTCAGCGTCATGGTGATGACAGCACCCTCTGCCGCTGTTGCTGTTACCTTGTTGGTTGCGTTGGAAGTTGTAACAGTATATTCTGTAATGTCAGCGTCAAAGCTTGGGGTAAGCATTAACGCCCCGACAGCAATCCCCGTTAATTCACTGTCGGGTATTATTCCCCCGCTTTATATTTAATCAGGTCTTCCATAACAGCTTTCGTGCCGTAGGAATAGAACAGCTCAACGCCGTAGGCATTGGAAAGCGGGATCTTCTCGGCAGTATACTGATGGGACATAACCGGCTGAGCCACAGCACCGTCAACCATAACGATGTAGTCAGTGTTTGCCGGAAGATGTACGCAGGAGAAAGCTTTTACGCCATGGAAAGCATAGAACTCTTCATCTGCAGAGTCGATGCCGGGACGGGTTACCTTATCAAGGTAATTCCGGATCTTGCCGTAATATTCAGGAGAACATACCAGATTGATCATGGAGCGCGGTACACCGTCAACATAATTGTTCTTGGTGGTCTCCACGGACTGGATCGCCGTCTCCATTTCCTCCTCAATGGTGGGAGTGCCGGTAATGGTCAGGGCAGTACCAGCGGTTTTCGCCTCGGTGAAGAAAGCACCGTCCAGCTCTGCAGCCATTCTCTGTACATGGTTCTGAGCCCTGCGCTCCAGGATCCCGTCAACGCCGTAAAGGGTGGTATCTTTCTGCTCCAGTTCCTCAACAATTTCTTTATCCTGATTGATCGCCACAGTGACGGGCTTTGCCTTCACGTAGTCACCCTTGCCGCCGGTCCGGGCAGTGCCATATGCTTTGGAAGCAGCGTTCTGGAAGCGCTTAGCCTCAACAGTACCGGACTCCGGGTTGCCGGACAGATCAGTGTTCTTCATCCGGGCGGAAATCAGCTGCTTGTTTACATTTTCAATAACTTTTCCATACAGTTCTGCAAGGTAATCCTTGCCGGTCGGATCCAGCAGGATATTCAGAGACGCAATTCTTGCCATAGTCTAGTCCTTTCTTACCAAATCTTTGGTATCTCATGTTTCGGAGCCGGGTTGTCCTCAATGGTCTTTTTCTGCTCTGTAAACTTTGGTTTCTTTTCTTCGGCTTCCGCCTGCTTCTTTTCCTCTTCTGTCTGGTAGAAATGGTCTTTCTCGTTTTCCTTTGCGAGATAGTCAGACAGCCCAAGAAAGGATCCGTCTTTCCATTTCAGCCCGTCTTCTCCCATGATGTCAGCAGCAAGGGATTTCCGGGTTCTCTCTGAGGCGATGCCCAACTTATCAAATTCGGCCTTCAGGTAATCACGCTGGTCCCGTGCAAGGATCTGAGCGGTTGCTTTGGACTCAGCCTCTTCAGCTTTCTTCTGCAGGTCTGCAATGGTCTTTTCATAGGCGTCCTTGTCGACACCTTCAAAACCCTTCAGAGCCTCTTCAGCTGTCGTTGCCTTTTCCTTCCAGGTGTCCCGGTCGGTCTCGGCCTTGGTCAGCTTCTTGTCAAACTCAGCACGGGTGATGTAGTTCTCTTTGAGGCCGGATTCAATGGCTTCCTTTTTATCCTCAGGTACTTCGATTTCCAGTTCCGACAGAATAGTGAAAATATTTTTCATGGTTTCGCTTATCCTCCATAAAATGATTTGTATACCGGGCTTTCCCCGGTCTTAGGTGGACGATTGGAAAGCCTCCAATCAGGGCAGGCGGAACGGCGGGACTTGCACCCGCCTGTAGGCTGTTTTCCGCAATAAAAAAGCACTCGGTTAGGAGTGCTTAATGTCTTTTATCCATTTTTTATAACTTTCTTTCGCTTTGTCCGGTGCCTTGTCTGTCAGCACGTACATTCTTTTTTGGAAATCGAATTCATACCATTCTTTGTTTTCCATGAAATATGGCTTGTCCTGTATCATTCCATTTCATCTCCTGAAGTACTTATTAAGTACTGCTATTACTTTAGCGGCGTGCGGTTTTGAACTTACGCCAATCCTTTCATTTACGAATGCCTCAGCAACAAATTCATCAATATCAATAAGTGAATAGTCACTAATTTTGATTGCTTCAAGCGCATCAAACGCTTTGACCGCAAGATTGCCAAGTCTTTCGCCTTCGGTAATGTCAGTCGCCATAATTGTTTTAAATTCCAGGTCTTTCGCTTCTTTTGTCAGTCTTTCAACTTCTGACATATAGCTTTCATATATCGGCTCTATTTCCTTCCGTGCTTTGTTTATGACATCGTAATCAGCATTAACCCAATTTGTTTTTTGTTTTAACGGCTGGGTCATATTAATAATCGTATGAGCAAATTCATGCGTAGAAACATATTCGCCTGCTTTTTCCGGTACGATCTTTGCACAGTATCCATTTTCGGACAATTCTTTTATCCTATCCGTCAAGGCTTTAATGTCTTTACACTTACCGGCATTAATTACCAATTCAGCGGAGTCTGTAGTATAATCATGAGAAACAAATGCAAAAGCATTTCTTCCGTACAAAAATTCTTCTTTTTTCATTGTACGGATCTTCTGCAATGGTGTGTCGTATTCATCTATCAGTTTTGTAAATGCCTTATCGAATACATCTGCACTTTCAACGGACATTTTCCCATAATTACAACTGATCGGAGATGCAAGCTCATTTGTCATTTCTTTCAACGGCACGCTAGTTGTATTTCTCATTGTGCGATGGTTTTCGTATGCCGCTTCCAATGCGCTTGTGGTGCGGTTATTGACTTCTTCTATCGTCTTTGGTGGTGTAGGCGTTGGAATAGGTTGCGCTTGTGATATATGCGTGGGTGCTTTAGAAT